CTTCATTTTCCACTCTGACCACTCTTTAATATGTGACCATAGATCTTTTAGTAAGTTCATAGAACCTCCTTTGTTAAAGTAGCGAAGTATACTATTTTAAACCTTTAAATGCTACCTTTTTAATCTGTACCTTACTACGTTGACCTTTTGGGCCAGCACCTAAGTTTTGTGTAACTTTAGGTCCTTCCATAGTAGCACTATAAACATCAGCTATTGCAGTTTGATTTACATGTGGTCCTGCGTAAGGATTCATATCTTTTGAAACTGTCATTTTAGCATTAGGATAAAGTGAACCATTGATAAATTTTGGTTTAGGATTGTTAAGCGCCATATTTTCTCCTAGTGTATTGTGGGTTTTATTAAACTAATAAAATCACGGGTGTTATGTTCTACAATATTTGCTGCTTCTTCTTTTGACAAGTTATCAAAGTAAAGAATACGTGCAACACTCATCATAGCACCTGCTAAAAGTATACTATCTTCCTCACTTTTGGAAGTATTTTCTACTAAGAACAAAATCTTATCAAAGTAATCTTGTAATTTTTTTTCTGCAAGCGACATGTTTTCCATTTAATATTTATTTCTTAGTTTAGAAGGCTCCATTACCTTTGCTAATTGAATTGATTCTCTAATTGTAGCGTGACGATCTGCGTTGTCTATCTTTTCTTGCTCTTGTACAGCGTCAATCTCTGCTTTTTGCTCATCAAGTGCCAATCTTTCGCCATCTTTCTGTGCACGTAGCTCTAATTCTTCTGCACGTAGCCCTAATTCTTCTTGTTTTAGTGTAACAAGTGGGTCTTTTTGCATTCCTTCTAGATATTCTTGCTCTTCTGCTACCATAGCCTCTGTTAATTCCTTAATTTTTACAGAAACTTGCTTTGCAATCTCTATTTCAAACTGTTGTTGCAGTTCTGGTGGTATTTGACCTCCATATTGCGCTGTTAATTGCTGTATTTCTTGTTGATTTTGAAGCATAATCTCTTCTTTTGCTAGTTCACTAATGTGATTAGATATATGTGCTTGAATTAAAGACAAGACAGGAGGTGAATTCTTCACCAAATATGTCGACATAAAGGCACGATGTGTGTCTATATGTGCTACATGGTCTTGTTGTGGAAACGCAACCGCTGGTTTTTGTAATAACATCTGTGAATTCTCCATTGCTGCATCCATTGGCATAGGTTTTGGAGGAGGTGGTAAAATTGCATCGATATTTTGTACCCCCATTGCCTGATACATACGTCTATAGGCCTCATATTGGTTGTGAATTTGGGGGTTCGCTTGTGCTAATTGTAACTGTGTCTGCGCCAATGTAATACGCTGTGACATAGAAAAGATATTAGGGTCCGATACAGGAATAATATCAACACGATTATCGAAATCCGTTTGCTTGATCATTTGATTTCCACCCACCACGGCATATGGATATTCAGGTGGTAAGTAATCAGTGATGATTCTTGCTAAAATTTTAAATTCTTTTTTCTGTGCATAGTGCAATCTTTTATGAATAGCACTCATGACTTTTGTTCCTTGCTCGAGTAGAGCCATAGTTGTGCCAACAGGATTAGCTTGTGAACCTTCTCCTAATTTTTGATCGGCAACTGCAGCAAATCTTTTTCCTGCATCAACAACAAAACCTAATAATGAAAATAAAGTTTGATCTGGTCCTTTATACGGAAGTGGCATGAGACCTTGACGAAGATCACCACTTGGTGCGTCTATGTCTCTGAACTCTCCTGGTTGTAATGGACTATCATCATCGGCAATTCTAATTCCTCTTGCTTTAAATCCTGCTGGTAAATTAGATAATGTTCCCGCATCAATGAGTTGACGGAGTGCTGACGTAGCAGTCCTGGACAAACCCCCCAACATATGAATAAGACCAAAACCATAAAAACCAAGGCCTGGTAAAAATTTATATTGAACGAAGTATGGTATTTTTTTCCGAAGAGAATCATCTTCTCGGTAGTTGCGGTAGATGGAGAGAATGTTTCCTGTTCCCTCATCAATAGTAACCACATAAGGAATCTTTATACCTGTAGGTTCTCCTGTTTGCTCGTCTTGATCTTCGAAACCTTCTATGTCCAAATCGCAATGCACTTCAAACAGTTGATACATTTCATCGTAGTTAACAGGACTTACACCTTCTAACTGATTATATTTTTCTTGTACTTGTGTTTCTTCCATTGTGGGTTCTTGTAATTTCACATCTTTGTATAAACCCATGACTTGTGCTTTTTTAATTTCGTTACGTGTCATCTTCACAATATGTGTAACTCTTTCTGAAGACGCTAAGTCACTTGATAGATATGGAACAATTAAATCTTCACTTGGAACAAATTTTGATACAGGTCTTCCTAGAGCTGCATCGTAGTAAATCTTTTTAAAAGCAGAACCTGCAAGAGGTAAGAAAAATAATAACTGATCCATGTCAGCATCATACTCTTCCATTTCATCTAAGATTAAGTAATTCATGTATTCACGAACACGTTGTGCTTGTGCTTCTGTTTCAGCGTTTTGTTCACCGACAACGTTACATTTTACAGGACCTCCTGATGGTAGTAATTCTTTATACGCTTGTGATTGAAAAGCAGTAACACTCTCGGATAGTAATGGATGTGTCACGGAGCTTGCTCCTTGGAACGGCTGTGATCTTTCTTGATGTTTAAATCCTAGTAAATCTAATCCATGTGTATACGAATAATACCACTCGTCTCTCGATGCTTTATCATCTTCAATCTGTCCACGTAGTTCTTCTGAAATTTCATTTAAGATATCATCTTCTAATACTTCTGCTAAGTTTGCACCAAAAGGAATCTCCTCTTGTACCATTGCTTCTTCCCCAAAGGTCACTGACCCATCTGGGTTTTCAATCATTTCTTCAGCTACTTCTATTTGTTCTTCAGCAACGGGTGCTGCACTCATCGGATCTGATGGTGCTGGATCGTATCCTGCTGGTCTTTCTACTGCCATTATCTTCTTGCCTTTCCATAGCCACGTTTAGCTGCTCCGCCTGATGCAAATTTTTTAATAGTTCCACCATTTTTTTTACCCATAGGGTTTGCTTTGTTTTTAGATCGTATTCTTCTTTGTTTCTCCGCTTTTAATAAAGCCATATCATTGTCAGAAATTTTTTTTGTTCCGCTGCTAGTACTTAGTTCAGGATTTTCTTGGTCAAATTCCATTTTAGCAATTCTTGATATACTATCATTTATTTGTTTATCAGTAGTATTTTCTAACCACTCTTTCCATTCTTTTGCTGTCATGTTGCCCATAGTAATCCTTACGCTTGTAGTTGTTTCTTCTTCTTTTTGTTCATCATAGCATTAAATCCTGTGGGTTGCACGAATTTATAATAAGCTGCTTTAGGATTCATAAAAGAAGGAGGAGTTTTCTCCTTTTTCTTTTTCTTCTTCTTAGGTCCTTGGACCGTGAACCCTGGTTTATATTTCAAGCTCATTTAGTAATACTCCAATAAATTAGATGGTGGTGCATGTGGAGGATCCTCATAATCTTCTGGATGCACGGCTAATCCAACTTGACGATATCGCATTAGCGCTTGTGTCATGCTATCTACTAAATCGTCGTTATCACCATAAGGGAAAGCGGCGCATTCTTCAACTAATTCTTGCGCCCAATGATCTTCTGTACACCATACCTGTCCTGCTTCAAACAGAGTAGATACCGAGTTTACTCTAACATGCTTATCATTACCACGACTTGGCGTGAAGTTAACAACAGGAATACCGAAGCGCCGTAGTTCTTGTGTCAAGGGCGTTCCACTTGCTTTCTGCTCAATGATAATTGTTTCTGGTTCCCAGTAGTGATACTGTTCAAGCGCTTTTGTTTTTAACTGTGGGAAGTCCCACCGTCCTTTCTCCACGTCTAGCAAAATTATATTTGGTGTAATCTCTTCATGAAGGAATACTCCCCACGTTGTAATAGCTGAGAAGTCTGCGGTTTCTTTTTTACTGAAGGCCGTGTCATACGATTGAATGACATGTTGTAATTTAGGGAGCTTGGGTCTATTCCAAATCTTCCAATACTCTCGCTTGATAATGGAACCTTCTTCTGATGTAGGATTCTGTTGCCATTGTGCATTCCATTTAGCCACGGACAATGAAGCTTTAACCGACTCTAATTCATCTATCTTCCAATACTGTGGCCATATTGGTTTATCATTTAAGATTGCAGGAAACTCAACCACGTCCCACTGATCTGCTTTAATATCTGATTGTGCTTTCATTAACTCCCCTGTTAGATCTTTTGTCGACCAACGAGTCATGACAATAACGATCTTGCCTCCCGGCTGAAGTCTTTGTCTTGGTCCAGACGTGTACCACTCGTAAGCTGACTCCATTGCCGTTTCACTTAATGCGTCTTGCTCGGAATGAGGATCGTCAATAATTAATAAATCTGCACCCCTACCTGTGATGGCTCCACCAACACCTGCAGCGAAATACTCTCCCCCCTTGTTTGTCTCCCATCTTCCTGCAGCT